AGTATGTCCTGTTGAACCGCTACCCATATACTCAAATATATTCTTTTCGGCAGCAGTCTTATTTAAACTTAATCCGTGTGTGATGTCGAAAATATTAAATAAATTGTACACGTCGCTTTCGTCATATATAAAGCCATCACTTTCCTTAAGGTCTAGCATCTCATTGTACTTAGTACTATTATAATATTTATATAATACTGCCAATCTCGCCAACTGCTTATCACCTAAATTATATGGGTTTGTTATTCTCTCATCATGATTGCCTAGTCTAACACGAATCTTTGCATCTGTACTTAATCGTAAAGGTTTAAGTATCTGTTCTTTGGTATATTCTATTTCTCCAACTTCGGTATATCCTTTTAATATACCTTCTTGATATAATTTCTGACTGTGCTTTGATATGTAAGGCATATCCGTAACATCACCATTAATTATAACCTCATCAAATTTATTATGTTGAAGGACTTTATTGATACAACGAAGTGCCGAAAGGTCTGCCAGCCATCCATGGCAGTCAGAAAATATTAATACCTTGTAAAGTTGTTTATCAAATAATTGCTTTTGTTGCCACCAGTCTGTTTGAATTTCGTTAAATCTTGGTCTCATATTTTGTAAAATAAAGTTTTGATTCCGTTGCTCTACGTATAGATAAGCCTTTAATTTCTTTGCCGCCTGCTTTATTCCATCTTGCAAATTCTGCGATTATAGTAATGTCCTTTGGATTGGCTTTTACTTTTCTTAATAATGAACTTCTACTTAATGCAGCATTTCCGCAATTATATTGAAATGACAAAAGCGCATCAAATTGATTTTGATTAATAACTGTCTTTCCTAATTCTTTATTTAAAAAATCTGCCTTTCGTGTAACTTCATTTTTTAAAAGTGAATCAGCTTCAGCCTGTGTTATTTTAGCACCCATATAAATAGGATTGCCTTTGCTATCCAATACACTACCCCAGCCAATTGTTATAACATTTGCAGAGCATCTATAAGCCTCTAATTTACAACCCTCAAATAACTTTATTAACCTGTAAAATTCTTCAGATGGCTGATTCATATTGTAAAACTAAATATTTATTGATAACATTTTAAAAATGCGGATAACTAAAGGAATTGACAATAACAATAAAAGACCAATAAGCCACCAAATAACTTTATTCTTTCTATCAACCTTACCAGTTAATTCATCCTTTGACTTTTGCAATTCGCGAATCACATTATTAACCGAATCTAATTGAGCATTAATGATAGTTAGCTTTGCCGTTGATTCAACTATCCTTGTTATGTAGGTCGTCTTAATAGGCAACTTTATAAATACTTTTTTCGTCCCATATATTGTATCTATTTGGGACAGGGTTGTAAAGTTTTCTACTGGTTCACATTCTACAATTGAATCTCTTACGGATATAAACGTATCAATACGGATAACATTACAAGGGAACGAATCTAAGGCGATTCTAGCCACTATCTGCGGATAGCTGCCCAATGCCTTATTAACTTGTTTTACCGCCCTAGATTGGGTGTAACAGCCTCCTAATAAGGAAACTGCTACCAACCAACTAAATACCCTTAACATCGTGGTCTTTAGAATACAATCCTAAAAGAACCACCCCGATAGCTGCAACTAATTGTAGACCGCTTTTGTTGGTAAAAGAACCAGCCGTATAGGCTTGCATAAGCGCATCAATCACAAAGGGCATACCAGCCAAAAGACCTGCCAAACTTGTTTTAAGATTTTTCATTTTTATCATTTTTTAAAAGTTTAAAAATTGTGTATGCTATTGAAAGGACTAATAATGAAATGCGTAAATATGTTTCAATACTTGTAAGAGATACCGAAAGCGCAACCCCATTAAGAATGTATATTTTGTAGTCGTGCCAGTTCATTAGTCTTGTTTTACAAATCTTGGATATTGAGATAGTATCACCGAATCTATCGGGGAATTTGAAATGCCCCAAACTGCAACAACTGAAGCAGGAATAAAACAGTTGAAATCAGCTAACTGTTGGTTATTCTTACCTCTTAATGTTACATAGGTATTACACCCTTCTCCGTTACTTGAAAGGTTGTTGGCAGTCCAACTTAATGACCAAGCGTCCTCTCCTTTGTAATTAACAATAACTGGCTTAATTAATATACCACCCTTTTGGTAGTAGATTGTATCGTTACCAATTATTGCAGTATCACTATTGTTTCTGTACATTTGTGCTTTCGTTGACAATGATGCCAACACTAAAACTGATAAGATTATTTTTTTCATATTTATTTTTTTATTTCTTTAGGCTTTGTTGCTATTAATTCATACTTACTCAATGCTTGCAAAATATAATCACTTGCTGCTTTGCTATCTAATTGCTTTTGTATGATTGCAATTACGTTTTTAAAGACGGTTGTGTCAAATTTTACTATTAAGCTATCTCCTGCGTTTTGACTAAATGCTGCTGACATACTTAATGCCATTACTAGGGTTGTGATTGTTTTTTTCATATTTATTTGTTTTCTAAAGTTTCTATTCTTTTAATTAATGCTTCATTCTTAGCTGATAGTTCTTGTACCGCTTTTGTTAAAATAGCTATCATACTATTATATTCAACTCCTGCTAATGTTATTCCATCACTATTATAAAATACCAATTCTTTATTTACTTTTTCAACTTCATCTGCAATAAAACCATAAGTTATTTTTTCATATATTTCATTGCTATAGGTATTACTTAAATCATTTTTTTTGCGATAATTAAATTGTACAGGATTAAGTTTATTAATAAAATCAATACTTTTTATTGAATCTATATTTGCTTTTGATTCCCTTGTTGATACTAAATAACCTAAACTACCATCACTTTGAATGACCATAGTTCTTCCTGTAGTTGAATTATTATAAGGAGAATAAGCAGCAAGTCCTGAATTTATCAATCCATCATTTCTAATATTAAACATATTATCAAGACCTAAATTTCTAACTGCAAATGCTCTAGTTGAACTACTGTTATCTTCTCCTATAGCCGTTAATCTTGCAGTATTATAAGTACCTCCAACTAATACATTACCCCCACTTGTAATACGCATTCTTGAAGTATTAGCAGTTAATAAATCAATAAAACCATTTGCAGTATTATTTACTGCATTTCCTGCCGATATATATAATTCTCCTCTAGTTTTAGTACCACTTCTATCGCTAGCTACAAGTGTAATTCCTGCTCCTCCATCATAATCTTCTGTTGCACCTGCCCATAAAACCAAACCACCACTAGAACTTGTTGCACGAATACTTGGAATTGTAGTACCTATATTTGCTAAAGTTATATTAGTTGCTACGCTTACACTACTAGAGAATGTAGCTGCTCCTGTATAGGCTATGGTAAGTTGTCTTGTATTATTAGTAAAAAAATTTAAATTAACTTCACCACTTGCATAAAGATTTGCTGAATAATTACCATTTCCAAAAACACTTGCAGTTGAATTATCAATACCTAAATATAACTGTCCTCCTGAATTTTGAAATAATGTATATAATTCTCCTGTTGTTGCAGATTGAGCATTAAAAATTGAACCACTTGTTTTGCTTGAAGTTAAAGCGCCTGTTAATCCTAAAGTTGTTCCATTTAAAGCACCTGTAAGTGTACCACCTGTTAATGGTAGATATCCACTTAATGCTGATGTAGTTGCATAGGTATTCGCTGCCCTTTGCCTGCTTAATATTGATGCGCTTGAAGTATCTACTAATAACGTTCCGCTTGTTGTAATTGTGCCACCGCTTAATCCTAATCCTGTTGCTATTGATGTAACCGTTCCACTTGTTAATTGTGATGTTAAAGCAAGCGTTCCTGTTGCAGATGGTAAGGTATAGGTATAAGTTCCGTTAGATAATGTGCTGCCAAATGTCGCTACACCTACTGACTTAAAAGTTCCATTAACTTCTAATTTATTAGATGGGTTAGTTACATTTATTCCCACATTGCCCCCTGCTTGCAAAGTCATTACAGGATTAACATTTGATTCGTTAAAAGACAGGTCATTATTATAAGAAGAAATATCCCATAATTTATTACTTGATGATGTATTTTGAAATATTAAACCTGCACTTGTGCTAGTAGTATTCATTAAAATATTACCATTATAATTACCAACTTGCAAAGCACCAAAAGTTCCAGCCGTTGCATTAACACTTACTATATTTCCATCATCTTTTATATTGCTATTTCCTATTGTTGTTCCTGAAGTAAATTTAGGTACTGTGTTAGTTGTTCCACTTAATGCGTCTGCTTTTGCATTAATACGATTTGATAGCGAAGCAGTGTCACTACTATTTAATTTTGTATTGATTCTATTACTCAAACTTACAGTATCTGAATAATTCATTTTACCATTAAAGGTTGACCAATCCGCAGACTTTAAAGCACCTCGTTTTGTTGCGCTTGCAGTCGGTAAATTAAAAGTATGTGTATCAACTAAACTGTTAATATTAAAATCACTTCCTACCGTATCAACTGCCAAATATTGAGTATTTGCAGCCAACCCATTTAACGATGTTACACCACCTGCAAAACTTGTTGTAATCAAACAAAGATGTCCGTTTTGTGTATGTAGTGTAATTGTCTTACCTGAAGTAGTAACGTAAACTCTTACTACTAATCTATCCGTTATAGATAATGCAGTAAATGGAACTGCTAAAGAAGTTAAATATAAATCAATAGTAGTTCCGCTTGTAATTAATTCAGGTACTGCCGAACTACTAGCAATCGAAGTAAAATTAGTACCATCGTACTTTAATAATTCTATATAATATGAAGGTGTACCGCCATTTGAAGAAGCACTAAAAAACATTTCAAAATTCCATGCCCCTGCTGGTATTTCTGTCCTGTTAGGGTCTGCAACATCTGTAATAAATTGTGCAATTAATCCGTTACCCTGTGCGTTTGTTCTATTAAAATCTACGCCAGTTCCTATAACTGGAATTTTACTCATTTCGTAATAAGTACTTCCGCCAATAGTTCCCTGACTTGTTCCCCCATTTAAATAATAATCAACCGAAGAACCACCGCTTGCACCTGATGGCAAAGTAGCCAATTGACCATCACCCCTAATATATTGTGCCGCCGTTCCAGCCCCTGTTACTGCAATCGTTCCTGTGCTTGTTACAGGGCTATTAGAGACAGTAAAAGCAACTGGCATAGATAAGCCTACACTTGTAACCGCAGCAGTTAAATAAGGGTCTAACATTGCCGCAGTATCGGTATATTTAACACGAGCATTTATAGCACTTTGGTAATTAGATAGCATCGAAGCCGTATCACTTATATTAAGTTTTAAATTTATTCTATTGCTTAAAGAAGCAGTATCACTAGCATTTAATTTTAAATCAATCCTATTAGATAAAGAACTTGTATCTGCTTTCCTTAAATATGGCAAAAGCATAGAAGCAGTATCTGAAATATTTACTTTTAAATTTATTCTATTACTCAAAGAAACTGTGTCCGTTACTGCTAATTTTGCATTGATTCTATTTGATAAACTTACTGTATCCTCTACCAATGCTAAAGTGCCATTTCGGATAGGTAATAAATATTGAAAAGTTGTACCGCTTGTAGGATATACGAAAGCCACACCCTTTTGAAATAATGTTGGTCCTGACATCCAATTGGTAAAAAAATTAAAACTTCCATTATCTGAAGTAATTGCAGTATAATTTACAGTAGAATTACCATAAGCACCAACACCATTTTTTACCTGTAAAGCATAATCAGAATTTAATAAAGTTCCTGTTAAATTATAACTTCCTAATGTAACATTATTTGTTGCACCTGAATACGGAACATAACCAGTTAATGCGCCGCTATAATTTGGAATATTTAAAGTAGTTCCTAACAAAGTTGCCAATCCACCTGTGCCAATGGTAGTTAATATTAAACTATCCATTTTTTTATTAATCCTATCTGATAAACTTGCAGTATCTAACTTTCTTAAATATGGTAAAAGCATACTTGCCGTATCACTATATTTAACCCTTAAATTAATTCTATTTGAAAGGCTTAATGTATCGGTCTTTCTCATGTAAGCAGATAGCATGGATGCAGTATCTGAAATATTTAATTTGCCATTAATTCGATTGCTTAAAGAAACACTATCAATATTAATTTTAATCCATTGATAACCACTATAAACATAAAAACCACTATCGGTTGTATTCCATCTTATCTGCCCTGCATCCCTTCCGCCCGTAATATTTCTTAAAGAATTTATACCAGTTGGAATAGTCAAAACACTATCTGTTAAAAATCTTTTTACAGGGCCATATCCAGCCTGTGGCATAGCTTGGTAAACCTGTGCTTTTAATCCAAAAGATAAAAATAATAAAACTATTATAATGGCACGTTGCATCCTGTAAATTCGTTTTGAGTTGAAATGTTAATTGTGTATTCTATACCCGCTAAATAATCCTCGTATTTATCCGATATTGCATTAAAAGAAACATTATCATCTATTGAATAACTGTTCCTGCCTGTTCTCATTAGGCTTAAAATATCCGACCCTGTTTGTATTTGATCGCTTATTACATCGTTTTCAAATTCTGCTTCCTTTCCGCTTTTGTCTAAAAAGAAAAACTGAACAGAGAAAACTTGTTCTCTGCCTATATTCATAGTTCCCGAATTAACAGAAAAGCAAGCTATTGGATAAATTGGCTGCTCATCTCTTAACAACCATTCTTTTGGGGTTGTGTGCTTTGCCGTCTCTATCATTGCATGGCTTTGCAATAGGCTTGTTATTGTTGTTATTAATTGGTTGTAAGTCATGAAATAATACTTTTTGAATTAATGCTTTTTTATAAGCCATAATTTTATCTTATTGTGAATGTAAATATTTCTGCTGCTTGTGTTACATCACCAGTAGATAACGTAACAACATTATTGACAATTTGTAAATACATAGGATTTGCAGTAGGTAAATTAGTAATTCCTTTTACTAATCCTGACCTTGTTGCAATTAATACAACTTTATTCGTTAACCCACCAACTGAAAAACTATTATCCCCTGCCGCTGGTGTATGATAAATAGTTGTTGCTCCATCGGTAGTTGCATTATTAGAAAATACCCTTACCCCATCAACTACATTACCTAAATAAATAGGACTTGTATACGCTTTTAATTCGGGAAAAATAACATCTAATCCACTTGCAGGATTAAAATATTGAGAATATAATAAATAGTTTTCCCTTAAATAATTAATCAATCTTTGCTTATAAAATTCAGCAGTCTTTTTATATTCGTTACCTATCAATTCTAAATCTGCTCTACTAGGTGCGTTACTTTCTTCGCTTGTCTTTTGTAAAATACCTTTACTGAAAAACTGATAACCTAATCCAAATGGTAATAAACTCATTGTGTACCATAGCAAGCAATCAGTTATATAATTGTCTAATAAACTTTTTTCTAAATTAGAAAGATTGTCTGCTTCTATACCTGATTGTAATCGAAGGTATAAAGTAGAACCTAATGCAGGTTGCAAATATAAATCTTGTGCAACTTTAA